GTCGCGCCATTAGGAGACTCCTTATGAACAAGATCACTATAGGGCTGGTTGGCGTACTTGTAGTCGGACTCTGCCTTATAGGTGTTGGTTTATACCCCTATCTATCGTCACTCGGCTCCTTCCGCGGATATAAAAGGGACTTTCATCCTGTTTTGAAAGATAATACCTATAACCCCGGTGGCGGAGAGACTTACCCACTAAATGTTTCCTATAATCCAGATGAAGGCCTCGTCCGCATTCAAGTCGGCAATGTAGAAAAGATAGCGCCCGGCCATACTGATATTCAAAAAGTTGCGGAGGCGGGAAACCTATTTCTCCTATTTACCGTCAATGGGAATATGCCACCAGATTTAGATCATAGCATGCTGGTATTCCCCATTTATTACGATAAGACTGATAAAGAGGTACGTTGTTATATAGGCCCAGGAGATCTCATTTATCAATTGTTTGAGCGTAGCAACCCAGCCCAGTTTCTAGGACTTAGATTAGAGTTAGCAGCTAAGACTGGAACCGTTCCCTACAAGGATTTGATATGGAATACATACAGCATTTATAGCGCGAAGACCGGGCCTGGAATGAAGAGTGTAATAAAGGATGGCCCGGAATCAATCGCCACACCTATCTTCGGGGCAGGGCTAGTCCTGTTCTCGTTTCTATTGTTTGCGAGACACCCTATTCAACAATTTATGCGAACAAGACCATCCAAATTTGCAAACCCATCACGCATACAAGCGAAGAGAAGAGGAGTCCCGTCTTTCTTTTACATCGGAGTTGGCGGTTTTTTGTTTATCATCGCAGTTATCGGACTTGCCTGGAACGGCATTAGTTCGGTTAAGTGGACATGGGTTAATTTTGTCCTGGCGGGAGTAATGGCGTTTGCTGCAAGCATTATCCTTGCAGCCGTGTTTAGAAACGGTTGGTTTGTTCTGGGCGGTATTGGCGTGTGCCTTCTTCTGCTGTTCGGGGCGGCCCATAGTGGTATGTCCAGTTTCCTTAGATATATGATGAACCCGGTTACAGTTGAACGGACAGGCCCAGAGAGGTGGAGAATCGAGATTAACTTTCTTGCCCAGGATAGTAAGGCGAGCAGTAAGAACACGAGGCTGGTTGTTCCAGTGGGTAGAAAGATGAGGATAACCGGCCCCGCAAGTTATTCCGTGACCTGTCAAGGCACGGGATGGATTATGTCAGATTCAAAGTCGGAGATTATTCTGCCCTCCGAAAGATGCCCAGGAGAGATTTACATTAACTGTCTTGACTGTCCCGTGACCGGAATTTTCAACGCCGAGCTTTTGAAGGAGTAACCAATGGAACCTTGGATGCTTTTAGTTGTCCTTGCTGTTATTGGACTGATTATTCTACTTATCGGAATCAACAAAATCAGGCCGACTCCCCACGATCCGGACGAAGGTATACTTGAAGCCGGGTTCGGTAAGATAGCGGCCAACAAACAAGCAGAACACGTTGAGGCGAACACCCGTCTTGTTACGTCTCTGACAGCAAATTCAAACGCGCATAAAGCGCATCAAGACTTACCAATCACGTGGGAAATTGAGGAAGAAAGAAAAAGAAACGAACTGGCGTCATTGGCCCTTCAGAGAATCAACATCGAAAACGAACAGAGACTTGCAGAAGTTGCCCTACAAAACAATATGGCAACCTATCAACTACAGGAGGTAGCAAAGGAGCTTTTGCTTAAGAAGGGGTTGATCGAGCTTGAAGGTTTGGCAAACACTATTAACCAAAGGAAAGTGTGGGGTGAGTTGGTAGCCCAAATCGAGTCCGCAATCAGAGCGCATACAATTCCCCAACTTGAGGAAATAAAAAGTATTCAGACAGATATTGATCGAGTCATTGAAGAGATTGCAGAGATAGAAGCGAGCAAGGAACCAGGGTGGGAGAGGAAAGTGAAAGAACGAGAGGAAGATCTCGAGTATTTTAGGAGTTTGAAAAATGAAAGACGTAGACCTGTTCAAGCAAAAGACGGGAAAGACAATCGAGGAACTGACAAGGATTCCAACCATAGACGAGACGCTCGCAGGAATGTGGAAGAGGATAAGTAGTGGTGATAATCCATTTTCTTTAGGTTTTGGAGCGGACAGTATGGCTTGGGTGTCCGAGGTTGAACGCGAGAACCTACACATAATTGGAGCACCCGGAAGCGGAAAAAGCAGGCTACTTGAGTTATTTGTCCGTCACGATATAGACCGTTTGCTTGAAGAAGAAAGACAGGGGATTCACCCTAAAGATGGCCGCGCTTGCGGCTTTTGTTTCATAGACCCATCTGAAAACGGCGACACCATCTATAAGATACTATCCTACTGTGCCGAGGTTGGTTTTGATAGGGTACTGCTGATTGATCCTTACCTCTTTAACTCTCACAAGAAATTCCCTGCAATCAGTCTGTTTGGCGTTGATAAAACTTATTGGGAGTCTTCTACAAACTACCTTGTGGATGCTTTTCGAGTGCTGTACGAGGTGGCAGACCTCTCAAGGACTTCTTACATTACTACCTATCTTACCGCCCTTTTCAGCATCCTCCATTATACGGACTTGACCGGGGCGGAACTTATTTATTTCACCGATCCGCCGGAGAAGATAAACAAGGATGGCTCAGGCATCGCGGAACTGATTTTTTACGAAAAAATGCGTAGGCTGATCTACGAGCTAGCAGAAAAAAAGATAGAAGATAAATTCTTTCCTGGACATCTTCGGGAGATTGCAAGGAAGCATTTGGCGGATATTCAATATGCTTTCAAGAATATTCCCAACTTCAAGGAAGAGGCTGGATCAACTGCCCGAAGATTGAATACCCTTGTGACCAGTTCGTTTCTCAGGATGCTTTTTGGTCATCGGAATGGAATAGACTTTGACTGGCTTATATCCGAAGGCTGGATAATTCTGGTAAACGTTGATACGGGGTTTGGGTTAGGCACTCTCCAGGCACGCCTTTTGGCTACCGTAGTAATAAATAAAATAATTGACAGCATTAAGAGGCTGCGCGAGAAAGGCTTCAATAAGCCGTATTATCTTTACATAGACGAAGCGGGGCAGTACGTCACCCACACGCTTGCAGATATTCTTGCCCATAAGCGTAAAATTGGACTTAGGACGGTCCTTGCCCACCAGTTTTTAGGGCAGTTAAAAGACCCGCTTGTAAAGGAAGCGATTCTAAACGGAACGGGGATTAAGTGCGGATTCTTTATTGAGAACCCAGGCGAGCGAGAGGAGGTTGTAAAGATGCTTGGCTATGGGGGAGAGTTGAGCCGCGAGCAAGTGACTTTCAATCTTTCCGATCAGAATAGACAAGAGATGGTGGTAAAATTGGGCAAGCAGCCCCCCATGCTTGTGAAAGTCCCGGATGTTCCTGACGCGAAAGGAGACGTGGCTGCTTTTCTCGAAAAATTATTCACCGACCCACACTACTACACTCTTAAAGACATAAAAGACGATGAGCGAGAACGATTCAAAGCCGTTTCGTCCAAGGATTCTAAGGGCCCTCAATCTGCAAAAAAGACTGACGGGAAAGCAGCTCGCAAGACTTCTGTACCCGGACGAGTTTCACGCAAACCCGACGAAGATTTACCACCGAACGATGAAGCAGATCGAAAAGATGGCAAGCGAAAGCCTCTTGACATCTAAGCCCTCTAAAATCACCGACGAAAAATTATGGCTCATTGCCGACTCTAAGATTGCCCGCGATCTCGGCTACAAATCGACCCCGCCAATCCACCCCCTCTATTTTGAGCACGAGAAAGCAATCGGAGATGTTTTTGTCTCGCTGGCAATTTCCGGTCATCTGACCGGGTGGGACAGATCGGACAGGCCAAAACTTCGGGATGACGCCCAATTTTACATTGACGACAATCTGTTCTACCTGGAAGTGGAGATGGGTAATCACGGAATTGATCGGCTGACGGAAAAGGTAGTGCGGTATAAAAAGTATTTTCGTGAAACAGGAGAGCCGTTCCACGTGCTTTTTGTGATGAAAGACGACCTGGCCAAAATTCAGAACGTTTTCGCCTCTGAACGCACCACGATTCACTACAAGTCCTGCCTTCTCGAAGAGGTTGTGACCAATCCCAGGCCGATTTTCGGCTTCTAAACGGGCTTCTAAACCATTGTATAAACGGCCTCTAAGCGCCTACCGTAATCCACAGGTGGAAAGTGCTATAATTCAAGTAGTTGTTTGATTTGGGGAGCTTGACTATTCCCCTTCTTCCTGTGTTTTCCCTTCCGGGCAATTCCGCTCCGCTCTGCTCCGCTAAACACGTCAAGTTTTCCTCCTCGCTCCCCCCCCGTGTGTGTGGCCTTGCGGCTTCTGGATGGTGGTGAGGCTTCAGAGTTTCCCTTTCCTAAATACACCCCCGAGGCTTATAGCGTTTCGAGACTAGGGCTTCCTTGGGCTCGATATAATCAAGTTAAGTGGCCAGGTTGGTCGCCCTTGAGGTGAGCCGCCGTTCGATTCGGTAGGGGGTTAAATACATCAAGGATTGTTGCTTGCGTGGTGAGGGTTTTTGCCCTGTACGGCCAGCCTGGGCATAAGCCGACGTGCAGGTCTCTGCATACTCGGTGATAACTGTGTCAAGCCGTTGACATCACGCAGGCAGGAGTTCTTGACTGAATACGACAAAGTGCTAGAGTGGAATCACTGACCGGGTTATCCGGTTCCGAGTTTGGCTCTCTGCGAAAGCAGGGGGCTTTTTCTTCGTCTGAAGGGGGAGGGCCCGAAGGCCCCCGGATTCCCCTTGTGTAGACAATTGGCATTGTCTATCGGATGCTGAACAGATGAAGTGAAAGAATTCCTGCAACGAGTATCGCGGCAAAATATCCGGCAATGACTAACTTAGATGTCCGCTTGGTTGGCTCCTTAATGTCTATGGCGTTATAGACGGTGAGCCAGTCCTTGCGGTCTCTGTAGTAGTCGCTTTGAATGATATTTTGTTCGACAATCGCTTTTAGGATGTTCTTTGTATGCTTATCCATAAAGCTTCCTTTCATTGGGCTATGCCCTTAATGATGGAAGCCGTTTTACTCCTTTTTTTATAAGAACTCAAGACACGTCTCCGCTTCGCAAAGCCTCGCTCCGCCGTCGCGCAGACGCGACGCTTTTTAATAAACTCTTTTGTCCCAAAGCTCCTAAAGACCAGCCTTTGGAGTTGTCGTTTTCTCGCTTGTTTCCGCGGGAAAACACTCATTTTTGAGGGTTGGTTATCCACTGTTTGGCATGGACAGATTCTGTGTACTTGCTATGCTGGATGTGTAGGGGAAACAACCATCACAATAATTAACCATCACACTAGAAAGCCCGTGCACGTGATGGTCGCGGGCCTTTTAGTTGGAAAGGAAAAGTATGTTATTTCCATTAGGCCAGGTAGTAGCCACACCTGGGGCAATCGAGGCAATGGAAAAAGTAGAAGTTGATAAAATAATTTTGTTAGGTAGACATCAAGGAGGGGATTGGTCGGAGTTGGAGGAAATAGACCAGGAGGAGAATCGCATTTCGATTGAGAGAGGTTGGCGGATATTTTCGGCTTATACAATTAAGGGCGTGAGATTTTACGTTATAACGGAGGCGGATAGAAGCTCTACAACGATTTTATTACCAGAAGAATACTAAATAATAATCCTTAATCAATAAGTATATGGCTGAAGAAACAAAGTTAGATAAATGCCCAAATTGCGGAGTGAATAAGCTGTATCTCAAATCAGAAGAGTTGTATGGGGCAGAGTTTAAAGATGGAAAGATAAGTTTGGTGGAGTCTTATGGAGAAGAATATAAGCGCCTTGAGTGTGATAATTGTAGTCATCAGATTTTTAGTGAAGAAGAGTTGGCCGATAAAGAGGTAGAGTATAACTTTTAGAACTAACCGGGGCTGGGTAGGAGCAGCTCAATTAAATATATGGACGACGAAACATACGAAAGTTTAGAGAGGGTAATAAGCTACTACTATGCGGAAGAAAGGCGAAATTGGGAGGAGTGCGGTAAGCCGCGGAAGGGGCACATTTTCCTTGACTTGAGGAACCTTAGAGGTTGGACTAAAACGGGAGCCGGTGAGTATGAGTCGTAAGTCCACACTTCTAAAATAACTAACATATATGACCAAAGAACAAATGGAACAGGAAGCGATGCGTCTTGCTGACGCCGGAAAAACGAATCAGGAAATATATCAGACATTGGGATGGGGATTTGATATAACACTGGATTACGACACACACAAAGCCATTAAGGCCCGTCGCATACCTAATTCACGTTACTGGTATAATTAACATACTGCGGGAGGGGTAAAGGGTCACATATGACAAAACGAAGCGAGTATAATAAGCGTAAACGTCTTGAAGCTAAACAAGCGGTAGAGAACACATTACACAAACCCTATCTGGACGACAACGGTAAGCCCTTGGTGTTTCATTCGGTTAATGGTCACTGTAATTATTGTGATAAGCCGGTGAGTCTTGTTATTGATACTGGCAAAGACGGTTTTGGCGGAGTAAATAAGATGTACAAATCCGAGGTTGGCTGGTTGATATTTTTTAGTGAGCGGCCATCTCTGGGGTTTAAGGAAGATATTCTATCGTGTGAGCTTGAGGATAAGTTCAATCACGGTTTTTGCTACTGGAAGAGCCTTTATAAACATGGCCACTTTTCTGAAACTGTCCCGGACGAGTTATTACAAACTGTTTTTTCTACCTAACCCACAAGAGACCGGACAATCGGTCTTTTTGCTAAACTACAAAGTGCAGAGGCGGGGTAAAACCTTTAGGGAATCCCGCAGTGTCCTCGCCAAAGGGCAGGTGGATGCTTGCCCCTTTGAACCCCCGTTAAGTATGGCGGGCCTTGTTGACCTGTGACAGGGGTTAAGAAACCTGTGCAGGAATAGTACCGAGGTGGTGTGCGTCGCGGAAACGCGGTGTAGCGGGGCTAACGGGCCAGAGTAGGCTAACCCTGGCTACTCCTCCCCTGTTGCTCTTTTGAGACCCTCGCCTAGCCAGCGGGGGTCAATACTTATGTCCATACTCAATCAGGCTAACTTCAAGGGTCACGAATACCACCATCCTGGCCGCACCTACAGGCGCAGGCCTCCACGGATCAAACGAACGAGTGAGGGGTTTGTTTGGTATTCAAAGAAGAAACGAGCAATGACAAAGCCCGTTCCCACGAGGAAACAGGCTTTGCGTTTGAGACGGCGGAAGTTGAGAATTATTCGCGGCTTACGGGTTCGCCCCAGTGCTGGCCGTCAATATCTTTAGGGTAGCCGCAATAGGGACATATAAAGTTTCTGGGTTGGATATACATGATTATACTACTTCCCAAGAATCGTATTTGGTTGTCATTCGTTCATTCGGTACGCCAATGTCAATTGTTGATTTACCACAATTTTCGCACTTCATTTTTGGAATTACGTTGTCGTGAAAGTTATCGTCGTCATAACTATCCAGACCTTTGTCAGTCTCAATGTGTCCGCAGCTTTGACATTTATAGCATCCTTGAAAATCTCTGCGAGATTGATTTAGCTTTTCGATGAGTTTCATATTAGCTGTAATTCTTAATTACATTTACTTGGAAAGAGCTTTTTATAAGCTACCCAGGGACACCATCCTGAACTGTCTTTTATTTCTTTTGCATATTGGATATTGGCTTTACAGTCGAGCAAATCGGCAATCTTCCAGCCTTTTCGCAAATGTACAGAGTTTACTTGAAAGAGTCCAATGTCAATAGAATTAGTGTGTTTGTTTACATTCTGGGCGTCGCAGCGCAACCCAGACTCCGCTTTGGCTACAGCAAGGGCTGTAGGGGCTTCTTTACCAAATATAAAGCGGATGTATTGTTCGGTGGTCATCGTAGCGGGGTTTATTTCCCACATACCGGCAGCCTTTACAGTCCGTACTCCTATAGCCGGCACTGTTACCACCTTTTCCTTTAGCCACCATTCCTCTGCTTTCGCGCCTACTACCACGCAGGCACAGGCAAGAAAAAGGGCAAAGAGGGTAAGAACGACAGGGGCATAGGGGGACTTGATAAGTTTTATTGTCCAGGAGCGCCGCCAGATAGTAGCTTTCTTTTTGGGTTGTTTAGACGGAGGTTCGTTTTCAGGAATGAGAGATATTTTTGGCATAAGGGTGGGAGACTGGCTTAATTGTTTGTTTTTAAATAATTACTGACAGATATATTTTTATAGATTGTTTTTGGTCTCCTTTAAAATCCCGTACTCAACCCTGCCACTTACTAATTGTCCGCAAGTGATAGTCTTCTCCTCGTCCGTAACTTCTCTTTTCCAAATTGATAGACCGGCAAAAATCCGATACGTAATCTTTAGGTTTAATTCACAGGTAATTGATAAGCCGGCCTCAATACCCCAGCCGGCCTTAATACCATCGCCGGCCTCAATACCACTGCCGGCCTTAATACCATCGCCGGCCTCAATACTCCAGCCGGCCTTAATACCATCGCCGGCCTCAATACCACTGCCGGCCTTGGCAATAATATGTCCAGTAGCTGATATTCCAGTAAATCTTACCCAGCCCAGATTTGCCTCAATCTCGATATGTCCATCAAAATTTGCGACATTTTCAGAGCCGATATAATCCGACCAATATTCATCAGATTTTTTTACGTCCTTAGATGTAATTAGGAGTGTCTTTTGCATATACTTCGGTTAGTGTTATACTTAATTTAGAACATATAGATTCGGGCGAGAGCGGTTAGTGCTTTGATAGCTTCGTATTGGTCCTCACAACCTTTACAACCGCTCTCGTGGCCTGCCTTACAATCGTGCAGTAGGTTTTCAATAAACTTGATTTCCCGCTGTATTCGCAGGAAGATTTGTAGATCGCTCATATCTTTGTAGATAATTCTTTAATTCCGTTCTTCTATTGTTGAATATCATGGCGTAAAGCCATTTATAGTCGCTTTCAGGTAGCCTTTTGATTATCTCTCCGGCTGTTTCTCCGAAAATAAGGCTATTCTCGCCCAACGTCCTGCAAATGTGCTCGACTAGAGCGGCGTGTTTGGTTACTGGTAGGTTCATTTTGGTTGTCGTTACTAGGGGTTTCAAGGTCTAAGACTTGCGCCCAAATGCGTAGACTTCGGGCTTCAAGGCGCTCAAGTAGGGTTTTAGCCTTTAGCATACGCCAGGTGATTATGCGGGTTATCATTTGTTACCACCTCCTCTCAATTTCCTTAACCTCGCTGTCTCTTTTTTACTTCTTACTTTGGCAGAGCAAAGCAGATGATACTTTTGACGGGGTGCTGTAGGGGTTAATAGTTTACTACAGTAGGCGCATGGTTTCTTTTGCATAGGTTATACTATTTGGAACTTAATTACGTATCGGTCAGTATTCACTAGGACTTCGTGGCCTGCTATACTAAGGGTAGTGGCTGATACATGATTTTCCTTCACGTCACCTTCTTGGATACTTTGTTCCGGTTCAGCATAGAAAGTTTGTAAGTGGTAGGCGATGAACTTTTCTAGTGTGGTCATATACTTGGCTGATTACTTATCTTGTATCTATAGTATAAACGCATTTTAGAACGCAGTCAATATTACTTATCCCCACATACCAACTTACCCTTTAATTAAGCCATAGAATATGCAAACCAAAGCGGAGTTTATCGAAAAGATAAAAGAAGAAAGCCAAACAAATATCTGGAAAAACGAGCTTCATCTTATGAGGCTTGATGAAGAACTTGGAATAATGCGTAAGGAATTGGCAGCCCTTGATCTAAAGCTAGAGGAAAAGGGTAAACCGGCGGCAAACGAAGAGAATAAGCAAGGGTTTGTCTTGGAGCAAAATATCGCACATAAGGAAAAAGAGATAGCACAGGTCGAAGAGGTTAAGAAATACAATGAGTATCTTTTGAACGATTTATTGCCGAGGTATGAAGCGCAAATAAGCGCGTAAGTTTGATTTTTCAACTATGGCAAAAGGCGGCGCAAGACCAGGGGCAGGCAACCCCGGATACGGGAAGATGGAGTTTATCCGTCAGAAAGTGACGGAGTTTTCACCATTATGGTGGGAACAGTGGAGTAAGATGATGAAGAGTAAGGCTAAAGGCGATGTGAAATTTGCTATGGATCAGTTCAATAGACTGCAAACTAAGATGATACCGCAGGAAGTTGGGGGGGTAGGCGGTGAAGCAATCAAAATCGAATGGTCATTACCCTGCCCTACAGTCCCCGCGTCTGGGCAAACGACTTCCATAATTCAGCTAAACGATGGATAGTTATTATCGCCCATCGCAGGGCAGGCAAAAGTGTTGCTGTTCTCAATCATCTGCAAAGAGATGCCCTTAGAATCCAGGAATCACGCTTCGCCTACATTGCCCCCTTCTACAAGCAGGCCAAAAACATCGCGTGGGATCTGCTCAAACACTATGCACAGCCAATTCCAGGAGTCACATTCAATGAATCAGAGCTTAGTGTTAAATATCCAAACGGCTCGAAACTCACCCTTTTCGGAGCTGACAATCCTGACTCTCTACGAGGAATTGCCCTGTGGGGAGTTGCGTTTGATGAATATTCCCAACAGCCTAGTAATATCTTCACTGAAATCATTAGGCCAACCCTCGCAGATCATCAAGGATATGCCATCTGGATAGGCACACCGAAAGGCAAGAACGAACTTTTTAGACTCTACGAATACGGCAAAGTTGATGAAGCCTGGCTTTCAATGCTTCTTACGGTCGAAGATACCCGCCTTATTCCTGAATCCGAGCTTGAAGACGCCCGCAAACTTATGAGCGCAGATGAATACAACCAGGAGTTTATGTGCTCATTCGAGGCGGCGATCAAGGGAGCGTACTACGCGGTAGAACTGGAACAGGCCCGGAAAGATGGCCGGATAAAGCTTGTGCCCTACGATCCGGTGCTGAAGGTTCATACTGTTTGGGATTTGGGAGTCGGCCAGCACTTTGGAATAGGCTTTTATCAGCGAGTCGCCCACGAGATGCACATGATTGATTACTGGGAAGGGTCGAATAAAGACGGAATCCCCCAGGCAATCAAAGCACTTCAAGACAAGCCCTATATCTTCGGTACACACTTTTTACCGCACGATGCAGAAGCAACGGAACAGGGCACCGGGAAGACCCGCCTAGAAACTGCAAAAGGACTATGGCCCAAGGCGAACTTCGTTATTACCCCGCGCCTTCCAGTTGATGACGGTATTCAAAGAGGCAAGTTGGTATTTGCTAGGCTGTGGATAAACGAGGCAACCTGTCAACTCTGGCTTGATTACATTGCTCAATACCGGCAGGAGTGGGACGACAAAAAAGGGATGTTTAAGCCTTACCCGTTTCACGATTTTACAAGTCATGCAGCAGACGTGCATAGATATATGGCAATCAACGAAGACAAGATGACCAATGAGGATGAGCAGCTGCTACCAGAACAAGAAGAACCGAATAACGATATTTATGACGATTAGTCGAAAGGTGCTATAATTAGCCCAAAGTACCTTTACCATACAACTAAACACGGCGAATTATTTACAGCGTTACGTAGGCTGTTAATAGGACTACTCGCCGTGTTCCTGTTGCAGCCTAGTAGCGCCCATAGTGGCGCTTTTTTTATGGAACAGGACCAAGACAAAACTACCGAGGAAAACAAGGAAGTTATTACCGAGAAAGACGGGGTGAATCTTAAAAACCTCTCTGACCAAGTTATTAACGAGTATAAAGACACCGAACCCCACGGTAGAGAGTGGCGGGAGGCGAAGCGCACTTTTCTAAAGCTCTACATAAACCAGCGGAAGAATCCCAAAAAGGTGGGAGATACGTTGATGTTTTCCACCCACCAGACCATTCTTGCTTCGCTTTACAAGGACAGATTGGATGCTGATTGGATGTGGAGAGAGGAAGAGGACACCGACCGGGCAGAGCTTCTAAATTCTCTGTGGGAGTTTGACTATGACGAAATGGGCAAGCCCGATCACGATTACGACGCCTATTGGGACGCCTCTTTCTACGGGGTTGCCTTTGAAGATTGGAGTCATTTTGACCGGGAATCCCTAACCCCCATTCCTGACCTTTGGGACCCGCTTGCCACGTACATTGACCGGAAAGCCACGCTGATCAACGGAAACCGCTTAGGACGCGGCGCAATGCGTTTTGGTGGGCGGGATATAGACCGGACGATGCAAGAGATGGAAGAGTTAGGCATGTTCTTTAACCTTTCAAAGCTTGACTTTGACGAACAAAAAACCGCAGAGGTACGCCAGAATCAGGAAGCACGAGACAGGGCGCGAGGGATGGAGCCAGGTTACAACACAGACGTAAAGAACAATAAATACTATCCTCTCCTTCAGTGGTATACGTGGTTTAATGGAAAGAGATATTTGGTTGAGACCGGAAACGAAGGGACAACGATTGTTCGACTAACGAAACTGAAAACCGACTACTGGCCACTTGAGATCAAGCGGATTTATCCGATGTCTCACACCCTGTGGACACCAGGAGTTGCAGACTTCACCGAGGACAAGCAACGCGCACGGGCAATCCTACGCAATACAGGGCTGGACGCGGCCAAACTGGACGCCACACCGATGTGGCTCTTTGACAAGAATAAAATTAAGAACAAACAACAGCTACAGAAGTGGAAAGCCGGAAAGTTTATCGAAGGCGAAAACCTTGACGGCAACGCGGCTTTCCCTCTCTCAAAACCGACTATTCACCAGTTCGTTGATAATCTGATGAACGAGATGGAGTTGAACGCGCAGAAAGCTCTTGCAACGCCGGACATACAGCAAGGAATTCTATTTTCCCAGAAGCGCACCGCCACTGAAACCGCCGAAGCCTCTGCCAATGTGGACACCCGCTATTCGCTTACCGCCTCACTATTCGGAAACGCCGAAGCAAATTGCGCGTACATCTGGTACGACCAGTACAAACGGCATTTCAAGGACGGGATTGATAAAAAGACAATCCGGGTTGTGGGAGCGTTCGGGCCGAAGCCGGAGAAAGTCACGGCAGATGTATTCAAGTTCAAGAAAGACCCGGACGTAAAGATTGAGTCCCGCGTCGTTTCCCAGGCCAAGAAGAGAGAGCAACGGAATAACCTGGCCACTTATGGCACCCTGCTCTTGCAGACCCCTGGCGCGAATTTGCGGAGTTTCGCCAAGAAGGTGGGCAGGTTGATGTTCACGAAGGCCGAAGTAGATCAACTCCTACCACAGACCATAGACGAAATGAAAGCCGAGCAGGAGAACGAGTCCTTAACCAATAATTCCCTACAGGGTGTCAAGATCGAAGCCACGGACGACCACGCAACCCACTTGGAAATCCACGGGAAGGCTAAGGATACGAAAGCCAAGTTTGCCCACATCGAAGCCCACAAGAAAGCCATGCTGATTCAGAGGAATAATCCAGAACTGTTTGCCCCATTCCTACAGCCCAACCAACCACAGCCGATCCCGCAGCAGAAGACCCCCAGCCCTCAACAGGCGGTACAGGAATTAGTCTCATAAGCGATGTTCAAGAACGACCAGGAAAAACAAGAGGCTATAACCCACTTACCGACCTTAAAAGACCATCCCGGATGGAAGTTTATTGAAAGAGCATTAGACGCAGATGTAGCACAGCTAGAAGCACAGCTATTTGAGAGAAAGGACTTTACCAGTCTGGAAGAAGTATACAAGATTCAAGACCTCACAGACGCCACCAAAGCCTTTAAGAACCTACCAGACAAGATCGTTGCCGAGGCTAAGGATAAACCACCCGAACAGGAAGACAACGACCCTTACTAATGGTTATCAGTAATTTCGTCCGAGCAGGAAATCAGCCGCCTACTCGTTGACGTAGAAAAGGAGCTGTATGTCTGATGAAGACACGCAGGAGTCTACGGACTCATCAGCGGAGACACCCGCTGCGGAATCGCAACCCGAAGAACAAACACCAGCAGAAGGCGAACAAGGTCAAGCGCCTGAAAAGCCCGAAGCCCCCGCCAGCACAGGCGAAGTCGACAAAGGCGATAAAAGCAAGTCCGAGGACAAGGACTCAAAACAAGAGTTCAAACCATCTTTCCGCCGGTCTGCCGCACACCGGATTCAGCAGCTTGCTAAAGAAAATGCCGAACTCAAACGGCAGCAACAGCAGAAGCCGAACGAGCAGCAACGCGAGAAAGACGACGCAGGCGATGACGAAGACCTCCCGCCAGCCGCAAGAAAACGCATGGACCGGATGGAAAAGACCATCCAGGAAATACAGAACCAATATAACCCGGTCGTGAGCGTTACTGAAAAGAACGCGGACGACCTGGAAATAAACGAGTTCTTTGCGGGCAAAAAGGAAGAGCAAGGGAAGTACGAAGAGCCGATCCGCGAGATGTGGAAGCTCGACCAGTACAGAAACCTTGCGGCTTCCGACCTCTATAAGATTCTGACCTTTGACGAGGCAATACAGAGCGCAAAGGCACAGGCCATAGAGGAATACAAGAAGGCGGAACTTGAGGCTAAAGAGTCATCTGCCAGCGGCAATTCTTCTACAAGTAATCGCACCGGCAAGGCTGTCGCCCAAATGACCGATGAAGAGCTATTAGCTCACAACGACCGGTTAAAGGCAGGTAAAGCCTAGTTGTGGCACTTAAGTCTATATGACCACTAAGACTCAAATCCCAAATGAAGTGGATGTAGTGTATCAGCGCACTCTTCTGTTGCGGGTTGTGGCCAATTTCGTTTATACGAAATGGGCGCAGATTCGTGATATTCAGAAAGGTTCTGGTACGAGCACTGTCCGCTTCCGCCGCTACGGTAACTTAACCGCAGCGACAACCGCTCTGACACAAGGCGTTACTCCCGCTGGGAGTACTCTGTCAACCACCTTCGTAACCGGCACAGCGTTACAGTACGGTGACTATGTGACGTTCAGCGATAAGGTGTTAATGGAAACCCAAGACCCGCTTCTAACCGAGACTTCAGAGATCTTGGGCGACCAGGCCGCAGATACGTTCGATCAGTTGACCCGTGACGTACTGGCAGCCGGAACTTCCGTGTTCTATGCCAATGGTGTAGCCAACCGCGCAAGCGTGGCCGCGAATGTGGCTGTAGCCGATTTCCGCAAGATTGCCCGCGCCCTTCGGAAGAACAAAGCCCGGAAGATTACGAAGATGGCCACTGGCACCGATCAGGTTGGCACCACGCCGGTCCGGGCCGGATATATCGCCGTCATTACCCCGGACACCCACTATGACCTAAAAGGTCTGGAAAGCTCCGGGTTTATTCCGGTGCATAAGTACCCCAGCAATGCTACTCCAATGCCTGACGAAATTGGCTCTCTTGACGAGTTCCGCTTTATCGAAACTCCCAATGCCAAGGTATTTGCTGCCGCAGGTTCAGGCGGTGTGGACGTACACGCTACCGTCATTCTTGCAGACCAGGCATACGGTATTTCCCGTATCAGCGGAGAAGCCTTGCGTTTCATTTATAAGCCGCTTGGTTCTGCCGGTACTGCCGACCCGTTAGACCAGCGCCAGACCGCAGGTTGGAAAGCTTCCTTCATTGCCTATCGCTTGAATGAGTCGTTCATGTATCGCTACGAACATGCGGTGTCCGCATAGACAGGCCGATAATTAGCTAGTCTCCCTTGAGGGGTTGGGATAAAACCCCTCTCTCCCATAATTAAAATCTTAATTGTATGGCCAAAAAAGGCGAAATTCGTGATGGAGTACGAGGTGCTTGGGTAGAGTTTGGAACTTTCACCCTTGATCCGGCTTCCATCAATGACAATGCACAGGGCGCAGAAGCCGTGGCAATCTCTGGCGCTAAAGCTGGTGATCTGGTGTTTGTAAGCCCAGAAGCTTTTGACACAGGGCTTATTCCCGCTGGCGCCAAAGTCACTAACACCGATGAGGTGACTGTTTATATCAATAATGAGTCAGGTGGCGCAGTGAATGGAGCTTCCAAAACTTGGAACTACATCCTTGTTCACCTGTCTTAGTCATTAAATACCTAACTTATGCCTAGAAGAGCAAGTACTACAGAGGAGGCCGACGAGGTTGATTCTGTAGAGGAATCCCCGGAAGCTGGCAGCGAAGCCAAGGAAAAGCCGAAGGCCCAACGCAGCGAAGCCAAGGAAGAGGCTGATTTTCAGAAAACGGCCAACGCTATGAAGGCGAACATGGACGCAGAGCCAAAAGTCGGCGTCTATATACCGCTCGAACAGGGCGAGCCGAAAGGCACCCAGCTTCCGGTGGAAATTAACGGCTACCGGATGAACGTTCCTAAAGGCGTTCCAAATGTCCAGGTTCCTGCGAGTGTCGCGGAAATCATCTGGCGAGCACTCGGAGTCTATGAGGAAGCTTCAGCCGCGCTCCGTTCGCCTAATGACCCGAATCGCCCTCTTAGAACAGACCTGCAAAGAGAAGGCGACAAAGCCGCTATCAACGCTTAAGTTCAGTCCCCCAAGCCTCTCACGTTGAGAGGTGACGGGAGTGGTCTTAAACATTATCTATGACCGTATCCCAGCTTTACACCCTCACCGATAAGTTAGCCAAAAGCAATTCCACAATGTTTCCGAATTCGGAAAAGCTGGACTATTTCAATATCGGTTATGGGATTCTCTACAGCCTGATTATTGACAACCAGGAGGACACCTATGAGGAAGAAGACACTTACGACACGATTGCGGATCAGCGGGATTACCCTGCGCCGTCCCGGATTCATCACATCAATTGGCTGAAGATAAATTATGGGGATGGCTTCATTCCGGCGCGGCATAAGTCAGAGCAGGATTTGATTTCGGAATACGGGAATGAGCTTGAAACGGCCCTTAGTCAATGGGACAAGTCCGACCCG